CTCAGCAGCCCCGAATTCTGCGCGCCACAGATGGTCGCCATGCCGATCCCCGAATGCGATGCGCCGGCACTGCACCTCAAGCTCTTCGAAAAATACCGCATCGAAATCCCGGTGTTCAAGTGGCAGGACCGTCATATCGCCCGCGTTTCTGTGCAGGGCTATAATTCACGCGAGCAAATGACCATATTGATCAAGGCCCTGGCAGAAGAACTGGGGCTTGCCTCTGCTGATATTTGACCGAAGCGGCTGACAAAGCCGGCGAACTGTGCTGAGAGGGGCGTCAGGGGAGCTCACCCCCCGCGCCGGAGGATGGCATGCTGGATCAGGATGGAGCGCTCAGCTATCTTGAGCCGCTCGAACGCCGCACCCGCGGGGTGGCGGTTGTTGTTTAACGCGCGGTTTTAGCATTTCGGGGAATACGCGATAATCGCGGGGAAGGAAACGAAAGGGGAGGTTTGACAAGAGGTTATCAATGGGAAGAAGGCGGAAGTGGAGGGAGTGGAGGTTTTGCACTTTTGGACGGAAACGGCTCGGAGCGCGGTGGATGGCGCGGCGTTGACGGGGCGGCGGCGGAAACTGTCGAGGCGCTGTCAAACCCAAGTCAATCGGGGCGTTGAGCGCGATCACGACGGCGGAGTGACAGGCGCTTGAGGGGTGGGAGAGCAAAGCGTTCATGAACTTTCGGTTCATAAGACTCTGCCAAAACCAAAACAACTGAGACAACAACGACTTGCAACACGAACGACCGGCTTGACGGCCGGTTTTTTCATGAACCGAAAACGACCGATCAAAGGAGCAAGTTTGCACCTTTGATCGCTTACCGAATGAAGTGCCCGAACCAGCGGACGCGATACAAGCGCGGGGCGCTGTGCGGGACGCGACGGGGCGGTGCCGGGCGCCGAAAGCAAATTTCTCACGGAACACTGTTCCTCAGGGCGGGCGCGGCGCGAAACCCGCGCTCGACAGGGCTGTGACAGGTTGAGGGCGCCATTGACACTCGGAACAACCGATTGCCTGTCAAACGGCCTCGCTACAGGTCCTTCAGCCGGCGATGCGCGCTCTCGATTTCCAGAAGCTCGGTGTAGCGCGGCAGGGAAATGGTGACGCCACCGGCCATGCCGGCCAACTGGTATCGCGGCTCGATGCCCCCGCGATGCTGCCGGATGACGAAGCGGTTCCACGAACCGTTGGAAATGGCGGAGATACCATCAGACATCAAACGCTTATTTAGGGTGTCGCGCGCCTCAGTCTGAGTGATGGACCGAGCGAGAAGTATCGCATGGAGCAAGCCAGCAACAAACTCGTCCAGCACTGCCGGCAGGCGATGAACTGTCGACACTCGTCCGACAGAGGCGTAACGCTCCACCGGAACCGCGACGGTCGCGGCAGTGTCGGGAAGCCGGAACCGTGGCTCGATGCCGGCACTAACCTGCCCAAGTACGAACCGGCTCCAGGAACCGTTGGAGATCGGCGAAATGCCATGCACAGCCAGCCGGTCATTGAGCGCGGTGCGAGCTGCCTTTTGAGTTGTGGAGCGACGGTTGATAATCGCGTCAAGAAGCTCGGTAATGAGCGGGTCGAAGTCGGCGGGCAGTAGATGGAGGCGCGACAGGCGCCCCAAAGTGATCGGATCGGATGACGACATTTGCAAGCACCAAAGGAGGCGCCGGGCGGGATGTGCCCGGCACTTCCGTGTAGCAAGTGGGATTACGCAGGATCATCGGCGCGGGTGCGCAGCCTACTCAGCCAGCCCGAAGCGGATGAGGACTGTTGCCGCCTCTTCGACGGTAGGCAGGGCAACGCCCTGGGGAAGGGCGTAGGGCAGATCGCGCCAGGCGGCAGCCAGGTCGCCGCCCGTGCCCTTCATCAGCCGCATCAGGGGCAGCACCCACGGCGGAGCCGTGAGGGCCGGGGCGCGTTCGACTCGGGCCGGCGCGGGGGGAAGATCAGGCATCGGCCCCAGCTCGGCTTCCAGCGGCGGCAGGTCGAGGATGCGCGCCAGGAGGGCATCAAAGGCCCGCGCCGGAAGGGAAACCACGTGGTAACGGAACGCGGCGCGTTTCGAGCTGCGGTCGCGGCGCCGAAGCCATTTTCCCGCCGTCGCCTTGCGCGTGATCCCCGCTGCCGACTGCGGCAGGCCCGGCAGGTCGAGCGAGGCGAGATCGTCGGCAGTGAACCACTCCTGGATATTGTTCTCGTCGCGCAGAAGGCGCAGCAGCAGGGCTTCAAGGAAGGTGGTGCGGCGCTGGTTGTACGCCCATTCGGCGGCAGGCACCTGCACAGTCAGGTCGAGGTGTAGGGTCATCGAAGAACACTCTCAAAATGCAGCAGGCGGCGCCGCCGCGCGCCGCCCGCAGGATCGGGGAAAGAGGATCAGACGGCTTGCGCAGCGCTGCCGGCGCCGGCAGCAGGCCGGGCGCCGACCAGCGCGGCAATGACGCGCTCGACCGTCTCTGGCTTGAGCTTGGTGGCCTCGGCAATGTCGTTGACATGCCCGACCTCCTGCTCCGCCAGTTCCTGCATGACTTCGCGCCGGAGAGCGTCCTTGTCGGCCCGAAGCGCGCGCATTTCCGCCAGTATTTCGGCATTGCCCTTGACCACATCCTCGTAAAGCGGATTGGAGGGATCGAGCCGGCGCGAAGCCGGCGCCGGCTGGCGAGCGTCCCGGAACGCATCGCGCAGGGCCTGGGTGGCATCGCGCGCGTCGTCGGACTGCTGCCGGAACAGGACGGAAAGGCCATAAGACACGTATTTGAGATCGGTGCCGGCCTCGGCAGCGGTGACGACAAGCTCAGCCAGGGCGTGCAGCGCCTCATGCGCTTCGTCGAGAGCTTCAAATGTGCCGATGCGATCCGGCGATTGCAGGTCTGTCATGGTGGTCTCCAGAGCGCTTGCAAGGCGCGTTTGCCGGGCGCGACCATCGCCCCGTGCCGGGAGTTTGCAACCGTTCTGGAACGGCAGCAGAGCCTTTAGGCCGAAGCCCTGGACATGCGCTCTGCCCTCCCGGACGCCAATAGGGGCGACCGTGCCGGTGGGAACCGGACAAAGAAAAAGCGCCGTTTGGGACCGTGAGGTCCTAGGTGGCGCCAAACCGCCAGAGGAGTTGCAAGCTCCGGTCCTGAGACTAGTGCAATTTTGCCATGCCGGCAAGCGGTCACCCGCGCAGCTGCGCCAATGGCAGGAAGCACCCGCGCAAAGCACCGTCGCACATCCGGGGAGCGGCGCCAATCGCCCCCGATCTGCGGTAATCGAGAGGTGCAATGGTGGAGCGGGCTCCCCGGCGCGGCGGCAGCAAGGTGCCTGCCAATCTGCGACCCTATGTCGAGGCGCTTGGCGCGGAAGGCGCCGAGCGCTTCTTTCTTGCCCTGGGCGGTTCGCAAGTCTATGTCGCCGGCACGCGTGGGGCGCAGGAACGCGGCATTGTCGCGCAGACGGTGGGCAACACCGATGACGTTCTGGCCCTTGCCAAGGCGCTGGAAGAAGCCGGTTACAGCGGCTATGTGAAGGTGCCGCTGGCCCGTCGCTGGCTGGCGGAGAACATGCTCAAGCGCGGCCTCAGCGACAACGAAATTGCCAGAACCGTGCGGGCCGATGTTGCGACGGTACGCCGCTGGTTTTGCGAAGATGACGAGAAATCAGCAGCTTAGAGGTTTTTGAAACCTCACGTTTGATGGTTTGAACGTCTCATCAAAACCCGCAAACGTGCGGGTTTTGATCCAAGGATCAATGCTCAAACTTGAGTATTGATCGCCCGATCAAAGGAGCAGATTTGCTCCTTTGATCAAGCCGCAAACGTGCGGTTTGATCGCAGACCCCGGCGCCGCTTGCTGATCCCGGCAGCGTCGGCCAGCGGGTGAGTTGCAGCGCTTCACAACTCACCCGCGCAAATGCGCGGCTTAAGCCCGCTCCGACCCCCCAATACCTTCGCACCTGAGCTGATGATTGGCGAGGATGACGGCTGTGGACCAACATGTGGTCTTCGCGGAAATGGAGGAAGCACTGACGCGGCTGGCGGAGACCATGCCCACCGCGCCGGCTCATGAAGTCCTAACCGCCTGCCTGATGTTCGTTGCCTCCCTGATGGCCCGTCACAGCGGCATGCCCCTCACCGTCGAAACGCTCCACGCCATGGCCGCGCTTGGTCAGTCGGAGATCGGCCAGGCGGCAGCAGAACAAACCCGACACTGACCAGGACCCACACCATGCCCAGCCTGCAAGAAACCCTGACCAAGCGCGCCAAGGATGCGCTCGCAGAAATCGACAAGCGCCCCGGCGTCTTCCAGCTCGACCCCGAGGAAAAGGGCCTGTTGCAAGGCATGGCCAAGGGCTATCAGAGCTTCATGACCGAGGCCGCTGACACCATGCTCGACGACATCGAGCGCCGGCACGGGCTCAACGGCAAGATGGCCGGCCGCATGGTGCATCCGGGCGGGAAAGGCCGGGGCGCTGGCGCCATCAAGGGTGTCAAAGTGCACCATGGCGAGCATGGCGAGCTGTTCGAACTGGCGAGCACCGCCAGGCTCTCGGACGTGCTCCAGCCCGACCACCAGCCTGATGTGTCGCTCGATCGCTGGCTGGCTGCCGTGCTGCTCGGCGACCGCTGCAAGGACAAGGCCGCGCTCGACTATGCCATCGAAGCCAAGACGGTGTCAGGTGGCACCAGCGGCGTGCTGCTGCCGGTGGGCTATCAGGCTGAATGGACGGACAATATCCGTGCCCAGATGGTGCTCAATGCGGCGGGCATGACGACGGTCACAATGAACGAGCGCACCGTCACCTCGTCGCGGATCGTCTCCGATCCGGTTGCCGGCTGGCGCGCCGAAGGCGGCGCCCTGACCGCCAGCGACCCGACGTTCGAGTTGCAGAACCTCGTCGCCCGGAGCGTCTATGTGCGCACCAAGACGACGGCGGAGCTGGCGGCGGACACCCCCAATTACGGGGCGCAGCTCATGGGCGTGATGAGCGCTTCGCTGGCTGCCGAAATCGACCGGGCCGGCCTTATCGGGCTGGGCAGCTCGAATGAGCCGCGTGGCATCCTTAACACGGTGGGCATCAACGCCTATGCCTATGCCGGCGCGGTGGACACCTATGACCCGCTGATCATTGGCGTGCAGAAGTGCCTGGAGGCCAACTGCCCCATGGAAGCGGTGGAGGGCAACGCCATCATGTCACCTCGCTCCTGGGCCGGCTGGGCCGCGCTGCGCTCGGCTGATGGCCACTACATCGCGCGGCCCAAGGTGCTCGACAACATGGTGTTCCGGCCGACCACGGCCATCCCCAACAATCTGGGCAGTGGCGAAGACGAGAGCGTGGTGCTTCTCGGCGACTTCACCCAGCTGGTGATGGGCATCCGGCAGGAAGCAACGGTGGAGGCGCTGCGGCTCCAGAGCTATGGCGACAATCTCCTCCTGGAGTTCATCGGTACGGCCCGCATCGACTTCCTCGTGCGCCGCCCCGCCAGCTTCACCGAAATCACCGGCGTGACCATCGCGCCGTAACGAGGTCTCTGCGGTTCTCGCTGCAGGCTGGCGGCGAACCGAGGAGCAAAGCGGGGGGGGCGGCTGTGCGCGGACGTGCAGCCGCCCCTTGCGCGTCTGAGGGATGGTGACAGGCGGCAATGCCTCTTGACACCCGATTTGACAGGCCTGGAGCCGCCGTGAGGGCGTGGCGGGCAGTCGGACACCAGCCGACCCGCTTTCGATCCCGTGGCGCGCTTCTCTGGAGGAAAGCCGATGACGGCAATCAAGGTGGCGCTCGCCAAGCTTCCCTGCCCCTATCAAGAGTGGAAGGTCGAGCCAGGCGCTTTCGGGCCCGCACCGCAGCGCGTGCCGATCATGCGCCGGGGCGGCCAGGGATCGATCGGGGCGGCGGATGTCTATGAAGTCGACGGGGTGCTCTTCGCAGAGCTGACGTTCGAACTTCGGGGCGTGCCGGCTGGCATGTTCCCCGCGACACTGCCCAGCGACCCGGACGAAGCCAGGGCGAGGTTGGGCGGGACATTCAAGGTGCAGCCCCTGGAGCGCGACGAAAGCCATGGCGTCGTCACCAGAGCCGAACTGCTCTGGATCGAGGCGATCCCTCACGACCCGAGCGGGGCCGCGCTTGGGGAGATCATGGATGCGGCAGCCAAGGCGGAGGACCGGGCATGAACCACGAAACCAAGACCCTCACGGTCGAGAAGATGAACGCCAGCGGGCAGGGCTTGGCCCGGCTCGCCACGCTATCGGGTGTCGACCATGACGGCGATACCTATGCCAAGGGCGCCTTCACCTGGAAAAAGGGCGGCGAGCAATGGGCGCCGATCCTGCCGGCGCACAATCGGACGGCCATGCCGCTGGGCAAGGCTCGCGTCTACGAGGACGGCGATACCGTCTATGCAGAGCTGCATCTGAACCTTGCCACGCAGGCCGGGCGCGACTGGCATGAAACGCTCAAGTTCGACCTGGAGAAGGGCGGCGCGGTGCAAGAGTGGTCCTATGGCTTTGCCGTGCTCGACCATGCCAAGGAACAGCGCGACGGGCAGACGGTGCGGGTGCTCAAGCAGGTGGACGTGCATGAGGTCTCGCCCGTCATTCGCGGTGCCGGCATCGGCACTGCCACGCTCTCGCTCAAGACGCAGGCCGGCGACGGTGCGGCGCCGTGCGGCACCTGTGGCGGCTCTGGCAAGTCCGCCGATGATGCGGACTGCCCCACCTGCAAAGGCACCGGCCACGCGCATGAGGGCGAAATGAGCGAGGACGAGGCCGGAGAGGTGAGCGGGCCGCTGCTGGCCGCCATGGAGCTGCTGAGCGAGCTGCAAGCCGCCCTTGAGCAACTGGGGGCCTATCGCAATGGCTGAGACCCTTGGTACCGCGCTTCTCGAACTCGACACCAACGACAAGGGTCTGAAGCGGCACATTCAGGCGGCGGAAAAGGATGTCAATCGGCTGGGTGGCACGTTCGACCGGATCGCCGCGAGGAAGCGGCAGGGGAAAGCCTTGTGGTGGCAATCGAACGCGAGCGCGGGCGGTGGCATGGGCGGGCGGTTCCGGCAGATCGCCACCCTGTTTAGGGGTGGGCACTACGAGGGCCGGCTCCTCCCCAGCGGCACCTGGGGCATAGTTGGCGAGCGTGCGCCGGAACCTGTGATCAGCGTCCCACCCGGCGCTTGGGTGATTCCGAGTTCCGCCTTGTCCGACATGAGGGGCGGCGTTACTGTGGTGAGCAATATCTCAATCAACGGGTCTGGGCTCTCCCAGAGGGAACTGCCTGAAGCGATCACTGACGCCTTCGAATGCTATGACCTCTTCCACCTGTCGGCGCGCGTCTCTGAGATCCAGCGCGACCCCATGGCGAGGGTCTAGACAGGCTGTCGAGAGCTTGGAGACACCCTGTCAATTGCCTGTCAAGAGCGGCGCGCTCCATCCCAGAGTATGCTAAAACCCGGCGTGAAAAATGCAAAACCCGGCGTTACGCTACAAGCATAGACACCAGGAGACTGCCCTCCAGGGAGGGGCAGGCCGGCTATGAAATGCATGTTGCCGAGGATGCCAGCTCGGCACTGGCCCTTCTGGCCAAAGGCCGCTTCGACGTGGTGGTCGCGAGCACCTGCCCCGGCGCTATCTCGTGTTTCGAGATCATGCGAAAAGTTGCGACGCAGGAGAGCGCCTTGCGGCCCTCATTCGTGCTGGTCTCCGGCGATGTTCGTATCGAAACCCTGTTGGCATCCATACGGCTGCGAGCGGCCAACT